CAGCAACAGCTTTCGCGCGCTTTCCAAGCTCGCGAATAAAAACAGCAGGACCAGCAGCAACACGCGTGTACATACGAATGTACACTTTCGTAAACTCAGTGTAAACACTAGTAAACGCAGTTGCAAACTCATCATTGATACCATGAGCAGCATGGTGATCACACATCCCAGCAAGAGATGAAATCATATTCGCATCAGCGCCAAACACGGCCAGCGGCTGATACAAACCAATCTCGGAGAAAAACTTGAGGTAAGCCTCAGGTAAATGCTCCAAAATCCACTCGATTCCAACATCAACAGCCCGAACGGTCCCAACCAAAGGACCAACCGACGAAATAGCTGAACGAACAACGTCCAACGTACGGTAACCTTTCGGAACCGCAAGAAGAAACATCATCGCCAGCGCAGAATGTTTTCGAACATCACCCGATTGCGCAACTCCATCAACCTCCGCTGCACTAGTCAACGCGGGGTTTTGGAAATACGAAACCAAGCTCGAAAAACAGGCAACCATCTCGCCCCACCCTTCTCCAAGGGTGTCTGCCATGCCTCTACCAGCCAGCGTCAAAGCAGCCACAATCTCAGACCCGAAGGCCCAGATGAGGTCACTAAAACGCTCCATAACACGACGCGCCAAACAGAGAACAACAATCCCAGCTAGCCACTTAAGGCAAGCCGTAGTGTTCTCAGACAACCACGTCCACACAGCCTCAAAGGCACCCTTAAACCACTCAACAAACGATGCGAGCGATCCAAGGCTATCAAGGATTGTAGAAACCCCCTTAGCAGCAGTTTCAGATTTCTTCTCATCAGTCAAAGGAGCTGTAACACTCCAAAGACCACGAGCACGAGACATAAAACCACCCTGTGCCAAACCATCAATCGTGTGAACAAAATCATGGTAATCACGTGTCTCTTCAAGAGACGACGTATTCAACCACGAAACCACAGAATCACGATAAATAGAGTCAACTTCACAATCCAGAACACCACCAGTGAAGTCATCAAAACTGCGCACAAACACAGGCAATTCACCACCAGAACGCGACAACAAAGAACCAATACTCAGAAACAACTGAGCATTGTCTTCACGCGTTGTGTAGACAACATGCGAACCCTGAAAACAATAAGATGTAACAATACCATCAGAAACCTGTACGTTCGAAAGAACGTGAACAGGCTGACAGAAAAAGCCACGAATCAAATTGAAGATTCC